ATTGTTGTTTTGCTTCGATTAACAATAGTTCAATAGTTTCATCGGTTGCGTCTGAATTGCGGCAAAATGACTCCAATGCTTTCATGCGCTGTTCTACCTTTTCGGCATCGGCAAACATTGACTTAATACCCACCAATGGGGTGTGCTGATTTGCGCCCCATGATTGCAGGCTGCTACCTTCCATTAATACCACTTCATTAATATACCTAACGCCATCCTTTTGCGTGGTCTTTCCTTTGGGTATCCGGAATCCGACTGAATGCTCTGTAATTATCCCGCTTTCAGCCATCTTTAAAAAGTCCTGTCCTACCTGGTGGCTGCCTATTTTACTTTCATAATAAAGGCCGGTTTCATCTTGCTTTAACACCATGATTTTACCAACCGCTTTGCGGGTGTCATGGTCTAAAAGGTGCTTAATCCGATTAAAGTTTTCATTGATTGACTTAGTAAAAGCACCCTGAACAAAAATATCTCCATCACTGTCCAAAGTGTTGAAGCTGGCGAAGTAACCGCTAACGATACCTTCTTTTTTGTCTATGTCTTTAAAGCCTAATTCGAAAGACTTATAATCGTAAATAGTTGCCATGCTTATAAATAGCTTTTAGTTCGTGATTAAATTACCATCCGCATCCCTTTGCGGTTCATGAACAACTACACACCGGCAATTGATTACATCTTTACCCTGTGCGCCCAAATCGGTATCACCCGGAAACATCATTTTTGCTTGGCTTACAGGATCGGTAAAAGGTTCTTCATAGGCTACCAATTGGCCACGCATGTGATAATGGTCTGCCTTGTCATCGCCAACCGCCCCACGGGTTCGAACGTCACGGGCTGATACCCATTTCTTTTTTACTACAAAGCCAATATCTTTCACGGCTATGTTGTGGCCGAAGTTTACAGCCCTGTTTATTTCAGTTCTTGCTATCAGCCTTGCACGAATCAACTGCAACCCCGCTTCCTGTATCAACTTCACTATTCCATCAATATCAAGCCCCTCGGTTATACCCTGCTCAAATATTAGCCTTAACCGTTTTTTAGTGGTTTCGGTTATTTCTTGAACTGAGTTGTTAAGGATATTGTCTTCATAAAACCTATCAATATAAGCCAGCCATTCTGTAGCGGGTTCACCAAATCCATCCTTAGTACGTTTCAGTTTGCGTCATTCCCGCAACGCTTCCTTTGGTGTAGTGTTTAGGTACAATCCTTTTATAACTTTATTAATCGGCTGAGGCGAAATGATGCCGATAGAAATTTGAGCAACATTTATCCCGTATGTGCGTAATGCATCGATAACCGGTTGCATCTGTTGGTCAATAGCCCTGCGAATCAAAGGCACATAAGCATTTTCATAACGCTTTTTAATGCGTACAATGTGCATCGCATAATCTAAATCATCAAGGGTTACCGCCATAATCGCCGGTATTTGGAAGGTTTATACTATCCATATTTGCCGCTTGACTAACTGGCATCAAACTACCGGGAACCCACGGCTCATTGAATGACGGTATTTCTAAAGCGTCATACTTTAACGCCTGTCTAACTTCATTAGGGGTTATTACCCATGTTTTCATCATCCAATCGGCCAATGCCTTAACTTCTTCCTGCATTTCTGGTAATTCGCTAATATCAAAGTCGGCATAATAATTATCTAAGCCAGCCAAAGGCCAAAGCCATTTATTCATATAATCCCTATATGAAACCATTGCACCGTAAATGGTATTAGTTACAAGGTATTTGATAGAATGGTTATAGTTGTTATCAGTGCTGCTTTTTGTCATCATTAGCAACGCCGGAAAGTCAAAAGCATTACAGAAATCTTCTTTTAGTAGCTGATGGCTTTCAATAGTCTGCAATTCATTTGCATCCATTCCGAATGTGTGGTAATCCAAAGGCGCATTAATAAACGGCCTTTTTGTGCTGTTGCCTTTGCGGTCTAATAGCTGGTCTAAACTAACCCGCAATCCATCAACCGCATCCGGCCCCGATTGTATCGCCCTGGTTGCTTCGCTATCCTTTGGTGTAAATATTCCCGTTGCGCCTTTATGCTGGAATAAAAAGTCCTGAACTTCCAAGTTATTGTTATCGGCACTTAATGCCCTACTTAGTGCTTTCAATGGACTAAGTCCGTAAAGGTGACTACCATCGCTTTTAAAGTCAGGGTCTTGTGTAACCCAAAAAAGCAGTTGCTCCTTTGGAATATCAACCTTCATGCCGGTAACCTGTAATTCTGCACGTTCAATCTGCATTAGGCTTTCATCCGGATATATATTCGTAAAGTTTGGAGGTAAGCACATATACTGCTGAACCTTAGTTTTACTAACGCCCATATCTGCGTATATCGGCACACCACCATATATTAACTTGTAAATCAGTGCCAACTCCCTAAAAGATGCGCCCGTTTGCCAATCGTTAGGCTGGTTCCATAACTTTACTGCTGGGTCATTATCATTTGTAACTTCATCAAATGCCTGTGACTTTAACCGTAATGTAGTCGGGCTAAAATTATATTGTTGCGTTGCTGATGTGTATTGCTTAACACGCTGCCCGTTCTTAACTTTGTAAACATACCACGGAATAGTAGCAAATTTTGATGCACATTTTGTGATGATGCTGTAAACGGTACTATTCCCCTTGAACCCAAGTTTCATGGCCCCTTGCCGGTCTGTCGGGAATATAGTTAATACATTGTTGATGTATTGCAATTGAAAAGAACGGCCATCAAGCCGCTCTGCCTTCTTGTTTATTCCAAACAGCCTTTCGAGTATGTTCATAATGTCCAAAATGTAGCCTTTGGCCTTGTTAGATGTGTATGTATTGCATACCTGAATGCATCACACAAGTGGTCGTTATCTTTTACAGGTTCATCCAATATTTTATCATTCTTATCCTTTTTCCACTTGTAAGACTGAATCTCACGAATCAAGTCAGTACTTTGCCTATGGATAAATAGCGGGTAACCCTTCACCTTCATTATACCGGCCCAAACGTCTTTATCTGATGGATGAATATTAAAGCCATGCTGGTAAATCTCCTGTATCGTTTTAGGCTCTGCCGTATCACCGTAAATAGTGGCACCTGCCGGAATAGTTGTTTTTAATACTTCAATCAAATCTGTTGTAGTAAGACCTGGTTTGTAAATAACCTGCTCGAGAAATAATTGCCCATCATAATGCGTGACCTTTACCAATGCTGTGGGAACGGTATAACCAAAATCAAGCCCGTAAAACACATCGCCGCTTTGTGGTATATTATCAACTAATTGCCAGCCTCTGTAGATAATTTCCTCACTTGCACCACGTTCACCCAATCCGTACACCTTCCAAAGGAATTGATCGGGCAGCTTTTTATAGCCTTCAATCGTGTTTATTTGGTTTTCACTAAGGTTTGCAATGTTATCTAAGTAGGTTGAATGAATATTAATATTTGCCGGGTCATCGGCTACTTCATAAACCCAACTATTAAACTCCGACGGGTTAAGGTCAAGAATGATTTTGCCAGTAGTTCGCATTGCCAACTGGTCAAATACTGACTTAGGTACAAAATTGGCCTCATTTATAAAAAGTATATCCCGACCCGGCCCGTGTGCTTTATCGGGGTCTTCCAATCCGAAAAATTCAATGTAGCTGCCATTGTGAAAATGAAAGGTGAAATCAGTCCAGCGCATTTCACCATGCTGATAAAGGCCATGTTTTACCAAATACTGAAAATCACGAAATGCACCCTTTTTAATATGTGGCAATGACCGGCTTACACAGCTTATTCTTTTACCGGGATTATTAGCCGCAATGGTCGAAAGGCACTGCATTGTGCCAAACGTCTTACCAGACCTTGCACCGCCTGTATTAACGATGATTGGCGCATTGCCCTGTATAGCTTTCCATGTTTTTGCGCCGGTTGTAGTAAGTTTCCAATTAAACGCCATCAGGCATTATTAGGTTTATAGGGTCATGCTTAACGGTTGCGTCCAATTCGGTTTTATCCTTCCAACCCAAATTTTTCAGGGCAAATATTGCACCGCCAACCTCTTTACCTGATAGCTTTCTTTCGTAGGCATTCTCAATATGAAGCCTTGCCTTTTTTATTGTGTAAGTAAATTCAGGCTTTTCTTCATAGTCATAAAACGATTGGCGGGAGCAAAAACCCAAACTTAAAGCCAATCCGGTTATAGTAAAATCGCAATCAGGGTCATTCAGGAAAGCATCAATAGCTTCCTGCATTTCTTCTGGTGTTTCATATTGCGCCGGTCTGCCTACTTTCAAAACATATCTATTTGGTGAAAATTACTTTTACTTTCCTTTTTCGGCTGCTCAATAACCGAATAAACATAATCGGCAAAAGCCTGATCTACCGGCTTGATTTCTTTATATTCAGGTTCAACTATCATTACAGGTATCCTTTCTTCAGGTTCAAAAGTCCTTCTGAATCTTCTGTAAAAAGTACTTGTTTTACTCTTTAGCTGCATACAAGCCATGCCGTGAAAATACGGCCATAGCTTTCCTTCTGTAAATAGCTTTTCAATCTTACCGGGGTGAACTTCATGCATTCGGTAAATTTCCATGATGCAATGATGTAGTAGGTCTTGTTGGAGGTCGGCAGGTTGCTGACGGGAAATAAATTCTTTCACCCGTCTGTCTTGGTATAGTTCCAAAACAATGCCGTTGATGTCCATTGTATAAATATCGCAACAAAGTTTCAAATGTAACCCGTGGTTACTAAAAAAATGCTAAATAATTTATTTGTAAACATTTCTTTTTTATACTTTTTTGCTGTAATATTGCAATACTTAGATGTGAGGGAGGTGGTAGCCTCTCACATTTGATTGACTCAAATCAATCAAGCCCTGACTCCTACCACGAGTTGGGGCTTCCTTTTTTATGGCGAAAGATCCAGCTTTCCTATTTTACACATCTGATTTTCTAACCGGCACAATGACCATGACCAATGAGCAGGTCGGGAAATATATTCGGCTCCTTTGCTTGCAGCATCAAAAAGGTATTTTATCAGAAAAAGATATGTTATTCATATGTATTTCACATGATGAAGATATTTGGGTCAAATTTGAAAAGTCTGATGCCGGTTACTTTAATAAGCGGTTGAAGGAAGAAGCAGAAAAACGTGCAAACTATTCATTATCAAGGTCTAATAATAGAACTACAAAAAAAGATATGATAAACACATCAAAAACATATGTTCAACATATGGAAAATGAAGATGAAAATGTAAATAGAGATGTATTTAAGAAAAAGAAAGTGAAAAATTTAAGCGAAAGCGAAAAATTTAAGAAATGGTAATTAATTAAATAACCGATAAAAACAAAACAAAATGAATCAAGATTATTTAGAGTTCTTAGAAAGCAAAAAAAAATCAATCCAGCATTCCGGATTTGATGTAAATGAAAATGATTTAAATGTATCCATGTTTCATTTTCAGAAGTTCATTGTAAAGCGGGCATTAAAGGCTGGTAAGTATGCAATATTTGCAGATTGCGGATTAGGTAAAACTTTGATGCAGCTTGAATGGGCTAAGCATGTATCCATGCACACAAACAAGCCTGTTTTAATTCTGGCCCCTTTGGCTGTTGCCGGCCAAACAATTAAGGAAGGCCAAAAGTTTCACATTGAAGTTCAAAGACTAAAGGCAGATGTTTTTGGTAATGGAATTTTCATCACCAATTATGAGCAGCTTGAAAATATAGATTGCTCTGTTTTTAGCGGTATCGTTTTGGATGAATCAAGTATATTAAAAAACTTTGAAGGAGCTACCAAAAAACTGATACTGGATGAGTTTTCTAATACCCCTTACAAATTGGCATGTACTGCCACCCCTTCACCAAATGACCCAATGGAGTTAGGTAACCATAGCGAATTTTTAGACGTTATGAGCCGCAATGAAATGCTGGCAATGTACTTTGTGCATGATGGCGGAGAAACGGCTAAATGGAGGTTGAAAGGCCATGCAATAAAGCTGTTTTACCAGTTTATTGGCACATGGGCAATCATGCTCAATAAGCCTGATGATATTGGTTTCTCAATGGTTGGTTATAATCTGCCATCCCTTAACCTAATCGAGCGCCAAATAATTACCCCTAAGCGCGAAAATGGTAGCCTGTTTAATGATGCCATAATTTCAGCAACTAATTTTAATGCTGAATTACGCCTGACGAAAAAACAAAGATTGGATGAAGTGGCAAGGATTGTTGAAAGCCGTCCTGATGAAAATTTCATCAATGATTAATTTCTTTGTAGCACCTTCAAAGTTTTTAAGAATGCTGCTTTCATCCAATACAATACCGGAAAAAATACTGCAATCAATATTTTCAAGTTGCTCATAATTGGTAATCTGAATGGGGGAATTGCTGCCATCGTAACGGGAAACATCAATGTGAAACTTTGCACCTTCTTTGATGGTTTGCCCAGCAACGGCCAAAGGTGCTAAAATCAAAACCGGCTTATTTGTGTGCAGGTTTACATGATGCGCCCATTCCAATTGCATCAGGGTTTTGCCCAATCCACAATCGGCAAATATGGCATACTTTCCAGCCTTTAAAGCACGCTTTACAATAAACTTTTGAAACGGAAAAAGCGATTGATTAAGTTCGGATTCTTCAATGTCAAAGCCTGAATAAACATGCGATTTCTGTTTGTTTTTTAGAAATGTTTGATAGTCCATAAATGGTATTTAGTTTTTACAAATGTAAAAGAAAATATTGAAAGGGTAAAATAAAAAAGCGGTCACAGGTAGAAACCTCACACCGCCAAACTAAACCCTAAACAAATAATGCTGGTTGATTTTCCTTTACCGCTGCCTTACTTTTCTTTGCAGGCATAGGCTTTAATTTTTCTTTTTCCGGTTCCGGTTCAATCTGTTCTACTCCGTCCGTAACATGGTCACAATGCACCGGAAATCTGCCATTCACACCTTCGACAATCAGGACGTTATCATGGCGGCTGATTATCATAATAGGTTCGTATTGAGCGCCGTATAGCTTTCCGGTAACATGGGAAAAGATGGATTTGGTTAAGGTCATTAGTAGTGTATTGGGGGTTTAGGTAAAGGCATCCAATGAGTTACTTTTTCTGCATTTTGGCTATCTTCATAGCTTCCAATTCTGGTAACAGCAAACCACATATCATTGCCGTTTTTAAAAGTAGTGTATTCTGCCATTGTTACACCATGCTCACAACTAACCAAAACAAATTCTTCCCCATTTGGCAATTCATCTTTTACGCTTATCCATTTCATAACTACTTATTTTCAAAATTTAGTGTTTCGGCAACTGCCTTGTTAATTTCCTTTGCAGATGCGGTCAAACCTGCGCTAATCGGATCTAATTGATTTTGCTCAAGCTGGAAAATTATTGCGCCAATTTCCGAACCGGTCAAATCATTCTCCAGTTGCAGGTCAAAATGCGCTCGCTGTTCTGCATCGAAGGTGGAGGTTTGCAAAAGCTGTTCAGCCTTAATATACTGCCAATCAGCAGCGGGGTAATCCTGGTTATCAAGTTCAATCACCTTTGAAATTTGTTCATATGCCTTGTTTTTTGGCAGGTACTTTGTAAGCCGCTTAATAGGGGTTTTCCTGCACATTTCGCCCTCCCAATCTTTCCAAACAGCTGATTTAGTTTTTCCTGATTCATATGCTTTCCAACTATCTGAACAACCCCTAATATAATCTAACTCGTCTTTATCCATTACTTCAAACTGCTTTTCGCCATTTGAAAGGACGGCTATTGCATAGGAACCAATAATAGTTTTGCCTTTTGGAAATTTTGGTTTGTGAATGATTTGGCTTTCGGTTCCATAGATTACCTGAAATTCATCTCCATCCATAATTAGGTATGCATCAATCTTTTTCGCAGCGCCAGTATCCGTAATTACCTTAGCCAATCCTTGATAGGATGGCATTAAAATGCACTCCCATTGCTGCCTTTTTGTGTTCCAACGCGGGGTAAGGTAGGCAAGTTTGCTAATCGGGTTAAGCGACAGGCCGGTCAATGCAATGTTAAAAACTGCCTGCAAAATGCTGTTACGGTCACACTTTTGCAGCATTTCCGAACCGTTAACCGCCTGCACCGCAAACGATATTTCACGGGTAAATATTTCAGGTTTGCCATTCAGCAAGGCAACAAAGTCCTTTTTCTTTGGCGTTAATAGCTGCTCAATTTCTGAGGCTTTAATGATGTTTGACATAGTTGGTTAGTTTTTAATTTGCATTAATAGTTTTTGCAATCCCCTTCCGTCTTTAATTGATTGGCCGCTATGCCAACCTCTATAATGGAAAAAGTAAACGGTACATCCGTTAAATTCAAAGGTCAACTTTGTTTCGTTTTCCTTAATAACATCGTAACCTAATTTTGTAATTTGCTGAATGGCTATATCCATTCGCTTAGGTTGAAGCGTGTTTTGGCGTTCAATGTCTAATCGTGCCATAATTTTTTAGTTTTTGTTTTCCAATTCGATTATCCGAGCAACAAGCCCGACAATCACAACGACAAGAAAGGCTATCATTAACATGGTGGATTGTTTTAATTGCGGCTAAAGCGTGGTTTACTGAAATTCTTTTGCCGGATGTTGACGGCTTTGATGGTGATTTAATCGGCTTCATTTAATGCTTTTATTAATTCATCTGCGTATTGAACAGCCATTTTACCGGTAATTTTTGGGTATGCGCTTTCGTCTTTTATGTGTTCGTCATTTGAAAGTAAACCCTGCATTGCCATTGATGCGAAATACTCTCGCTTCGTTAGGCCTGTTACTGTTTCGGGCGCCCATCCGTGTTTATCTGAGCCGGGTATTGAAAATCCTGTTGCTGGTTCGTTTGCGTTTGTCATTTTTATTTAGTTTTATTGTTTAAATTATTCCTGCATCCTCCTAAAATCCGGCTCTTCCTGATCCCAAAGGCTATTCATATTTTCCTGAAATTCCTCATCATCCGGCTGGTCAAAGGCAGGCTTGCCTGTGTCCGAACCCATTATTTCAGGGTTAGAATTTAAAAAGCTGTACAGGGCATCAGCTGCGGCTGATAATTCAAAAGCGACTGTTTCGGTGCGTTTGTTTGTTGCAGTATGAAGCCATTTAATACAAGCATCCTTTAAACTACCTGCTAATATTTGGCACTCAAGCACATTAGCCCATTGTTGTTCATTATTCATGATTCAGGATTTTGAGTGTTATCAATAAGTTCCATTTGAAGCGGCAAATGCTCAATACCGGAAGCCTGCGAAATGCGGTTAATTGCGGTGCAATAAGCGGCTACAAATTCATCCTGAGTGCATGGCTTCCAATTGTCGGAATTAAAACAATCTGCTATACCGCTAATGTATGTACGAAGTTCAATTTGCGGGGCAAACGATTCAGGCATAACCTGAATAAATGATGTTTCAGAAACAATACGGCGAAAGTGGCATCCGTTAGTCCAATAGTCTTTAATGAAGTTTGTCATTTTGTTTAGTTTTTATAGTGAAAAGTAAATTAATCAAATTTTAAAACCCTGACCGAGTTAATTTTTTTAAAGGTAGATTTCCTTCCGCTGTTTACCCCTTCGCATAATACTTCGGTTATACATTCAGAAATCTTTGTAACATTTAAAGCTACATAAACGGTTGCCGCGCCGCTTGATCTGAACATGAATTTTGTTCCTATTTCTATTTCTTTAAACTTAATCATGTTTTTTAGTTTGATAAATCAAAGGTAAGGGTATTTTACGAATGTAAAGCAAAGGTGCAAAAAAATAATTATTATGTGATTTATGTCACATCTTTAGCTATGTCAGCATGTACCTTAATTATCCATGCTTTGCCCATCCTTTCAATGCTTTCCGCAAATTCCGGCTTTTCTTCGCCTTTCTCAACATGAGCGCGGCACCAATTACAAACGGTTGCCTTTGTTACTTTTGCAATTTTTGCGTATTGCGCCGGGGATATTGGTATTAAATTATTTTCCATAATTTTACAAAGGTAAGGTTTTATTGATTACATTTGTAAAATTAATGGATGAAATTATCACATCATTATATTGTAGTGACGATGTGGCAGAATGCCTCAAGCGTCATTTTGATGAAAGTTGCCGTGAAGATGTGAAGCAGGATTTATT